GAGGGGTGGAACCCCAACGATCCAGACTACTGGGATGAGCTTGACAACCGCTTGCAAAAACATTTACCCCACCGCTACAATGTCTCCGCAGAACGAAATTCGTCTGACAGAAAGCCGAGGAATGTAGTGGGAAGTTCAGGGCGAGAAGCATCAGCTTCATACGGTGGATCAAACCGCACCTTTACGCTGACACCTCAACAGGTGAACGCAATTAAGGAAGCGGGAATGTGGGACAACACAGAGTCCCGCAATCGCATGATCCGTCGCTACGCACAACAATCTCGAAACATGGAAGGCAAATAATCATGACTGAATCTCGTTTAAAAAAATCTCTGAATGCGGGTGGTCGCAACGACCGCGCAAGCGAGGACGCAACCCGCGCATCACCAGAAGATAAGTTCCCCTCTAAGAATGAACGTCGTCGTATGTGGAACGAAGAGTGGACGCAATCGGCATTGCCCAAGTTGCCCGGCATCGACGGGTGGCATCTCTGCTGGCTTTCAACAACCAATAGTTACGACAGTATTGATAAGAGAATTCGTCTAGGGTACGTTCCCGTTAAATCGGAAGAGTTGCCCGGATATGAAGACTACCGTGTCAAAGCTGGCGAACACGTTGGATATATTTCATGCAACGAGATGTTGCTTTTCAAGATTCCGATGGACGTATATCAGGACTACATGACCCACATGCACCATGATATGCCCAACGAAGAAGCGGAGAAAGTCCGTGTTCAGTTGGAGTCCTTGCAGGGAGCTAGAGACAGCAACGGAAAGTCGCTTGTTAGTGTTGAGGGCGAAGGGATGGGTTCATTTGATCAGCAACCAATGAAGGCTCCCGTCTTTTACGGGTAATTCAACAAGGAGTTAAATATGTCTAGTACATCCGCTCCGTTTGGTCTGCGCCCTGCGTTCCACCCTTCTGGTCTGGATCGCGCTCAAGCGTTGGCTAACGGTATCACTTCGGGTTATGCAACCCAAATCCTCAAGGGACAACCTGTCGCTTACTCTGCTTCCGCAGGCGTAATCGTTCCCCTCACTACTGCTCCTGCCTCTGGCTCCGCTGTTGCGTGGTCTGGTGCATTCGCAGGCGTTGAGTGGACTGACACTACAGTTCGTCGCCGTGTGTCTAACTATTGGCCTGCAAGCACAGCCTTCACAACAGGCTCTTGCATCGCTTATTTCTACAACGACCAAAACATCGTTTATGAAATCCAAGCTGATGGCTCAATGGCTCAGACCACCATCGGAAACGAATACAACTTCACAAACACTACCGCTGGTTCATCTACCACAGGTTTGTCGCAAGCCACTCTTGGCTCTGCTACTGCCGCTGGTAACGGTGTCCAAGGTCAGATGCGTGTCGTTGACATCGCTCCATATGTGGACAATGCGTGGGGTGATTCCTACACCATCGTCCGTGTCGTTAACGCTCAGTCTCAGTTCTTCGGTTCTGTGACTGCTATTGCATAAGGAGCTAGAAAATGGCCGCACCAATGCGAAGTACGGACTTTAGAAGTATTGTTGAACCTATTCTCAACGAATGCTTCGATGGAGTCTATGACCAACGTGCCGACGAATGGAGCCGTGTGTTCCGTGAGCAAACAGGCATTCCCCGCAACTACCACGAAGAACCTGTTCTGTACGGTTTCGGAGCCGCTCCTCAGTTACCTGACGGCACTCCTGTTACCTACCAACAGGGTGGTGTTCTCTTCTTAAAACGCTATGTGTACAAGGTGTATGGCTTGGCCTTCGCTTTGACCAAAGTGTTGTACGAAGACGGCGACCACATCCGTATTGGTCAAGTGTATGCACGTCACTTGGCTCAATCTCTGGTGGAGACCAAAGAACTGTTGGCGGCAAACGTCCTGAACACTGCGTTCAACTCTAGCTACCCCGGTGGCGACGGCGTACCTTTGATCAGCACTGCTCACCCAATCGTGAACGGTACTTTCAGCAACCAACTGTCTACAGCCGCAGTTTTGTCTCAGACATCTCTCGAACAGATGCTGATTCAAATCCGTCAAGCAGTGGACAACAACGGCAAGAAGATTCGTTTGGTTCCCCGCCAATTGGTGGTGGCTCCCGGCAACATCTTCCAAGCTGAAGTGTTGTTGAAATCTGTCTTGCGTACTGGTAACGCAAACAACGACATCAACCCTGTCAAGTCCATCGGTTTGTTGGACGAAGGCGCGGCTGTGTTGTCACGTTTGTCTTCCAGCACTGCATGGTGGGTTCAGACCGACGCTCCAGAGGGCATGAAGCTCATGATGCGTCGTGGTTTGGAGAAGACCATGGAAGGTGACTTCGAGACTGACTCTATGCGCTACAAAGCGACAGAGCGTTACGACATCGGCTTTACCGATCCTCGTGCCATGTACGGCACACCGGGCGCTTAAACAACGCCAAGATGGGGAGGGGATAAAACCTCTCCCCAATTTTTAATTTTCGTCAAGCTTTTCAAGGAGAAGACGACATGCCTCAATTTTCAGACGACCTATTTTTAGGCCCTGCCCAAACCTACATGGGTACGGGTATGCGCAACTACAGCACCACCGCAACTGGCGGTTCTGGTGGCTCTTCCTCAACTACTTTGACAGTGACTGCTGTGGGCTTTGGCGCACCAATCGCTCTCGGTATGTATGTTGATGGAACAAGTGTTGCTGACGGCACTTACATCACTGCCTTTGGCACTGGTAATGGTGGTGTTGGTACATACACCCTCAATCAAGCGATTAACGTCGCAAACACCACTGCACTTACCCTGCACGGCAATGTACCCTTTGACAACCCAGCCCCTATGGACTTGGGTATCGGCCCTCTGGGTCGCGTCTACATTTGGGACGTTGTGCCACAGGCTAAAGTTGCAAACAACATTGCTACTGCTCAGTCACCAACCAGCGCATTCACTTTGACTGCTGGAACATCGGTTAAGGCTGTGACATTGAGCAACGGTTCAATTGGATATGCCGTTGATGTGCCTCGCACATTGATCATCACAATTGGCACTGGCACTATCGCCAATCGCAACATCACCATCAGCGGCTATGACTACTACGGTCAGCCAATGAGCGAAGTGATTGCAACTGGCACAACCCAGTCCACCACTGTGAGCGGCTTGAAAGCCTTCTACATCGTCACCTCTATCACCACCTCTGGTGCTGTTGGCGGTACTGTGGCAGTTGGAACAACCGACGTTCTGGGTATCCCAGTTCGCGTTGCAAACGCTGGTTACATTGTGAGCGTTAAGAGCAACAGCACATTGGCGCAAGACGCTGGTGCGTTCCTCCCTGCTGACACTGCTACTGCAACCACAGGTACTGGTGACGTTCGCGGCACTTATGCGCCTGCTACTGCATCGAACGGTATCGTTCGCACAGTGATGACCATTTCACTGCCCGGCATCGCGGTTGGCCCCAACGCAACTCGCATTGGTGCTCTCGGCGTAACTCAAGCCTAATAGGAGGCAGTCATGGCTACAAAAAAATCAAGTGCTGGTGGCTTTAAGCAAATGCCAAAGATGGACACGACTGAGCCTTCAGTCATCCTGAAAATGGCAAAGGGTGGACACGTCAACACCAAACAGCTTGCAAAGGCTGAAAATGGTTTTGCTCCAATGTCCAGCAACCCCAAGTACCGCGAGTCCATGGAAGCAGAGAGCGGCAACGCTCCCAAAAAGCCTTCCATGAGCGCACGTCGTCAGGCAATGAACCCCAACTTCAACAAGGGCGGGAAAGTTGTCAAGAAGTCTTTTGGCGGCATGATTGGAAAATTGGTTGCAGAAGCCGCTTCTAAAGCAAAATCATCGGCTCCCCAAACTCCACCCAAAATGCTACCTTCTATGGCTGGCGGACTGGGTGGAATGGGCAAAATGATTCCTAAAGTCATTGAAACAATTAAGGCGGCTCCAAAATCCTCCACTCCTTCTGTAGGAATGCGTGGCCCAATGGAAGCAATTCCTAAAATTGTTGAAGCAGTTAAAGGAAAAGCAACTCCGCAAATGATTGCTACTGCAAAGAGCGGCATGCTGGGTGCTGTTTCTAAAGCTATGCCAAATATGCGGGGCATTTTCCGTAAGGATGGCGGCTCTGCCGATATGTCGCAAGACAAGGCCATGATCAAAAAGGCCATGAAGCAACATGACGCTCAGGAACACGCTGGCGGCAAGGGCACAAAACTGTCCTTGAAGACTGGCGGTGTCACCAAGGGCAATGGCGGCGGTTACAAGACTGGCGGCGTTGCTTTGGGTCAGGGTGGCTACGCCAAAGGCGGCATCATCAACACCGAAGGTCAGGGCGGCGAGTATCGCAACACCAAGATGGACACAGCCAAGGTTGATCGTTCACCAGCAAAAACTGGCGACGTAAAACTGGGTAATGGTGGCGGCTACAAAATGGGGGGCAAAGCCTCAAAAAAAGCCTATGCCACGGGGGGTAATGTAAACGACGAGGGTAAGGCAGTAAAAATGCCAAGCCGTCCCGTTTCCCGCCCCGTGGCAAACAGCTTGCAGTCTGGCACTTTTGCAAGAGGCGGCAAGGTTGAAAAAGAAGAGAAGCCAAACCTTCGTCTTTTGAAGACCCATGCTGGCCCCAAAGGCCATGTCGCCAAGGTTTATAAAGACAAAGATTGGGGTGAGCATCGTGTGAAGTTTTACGATCCAGACGGCAAATACCGCTCTGAATCCGACTACCACACCGATGACTTGAGCGACGCTCATGACACCGCAAAAGGTCAATTGAACCGCTACAAGGATGGCGGAAAGGCAAGAAAGTTTGAAGACGGCGGCTCTGCAAGCGATGAAAAGAACACGGTCAAGAATCCAAAGGCCGTGTCTGACAAAGCAAGCAGGGAGCTTGAAGAAGCTTTGAACCCTTTCAGTATGGTGAAAGAGCTTGCTGGCAAGGCCAAAGACTATTTTGTCCCACCTGCTGGTAGCGTCACAAAGACTGAGAAATCGGTGACTGTGTCGCCCGGCAAAAAGCGGGGCGGTCGCGCTTGTTGAAAACGAGTGGGGGCTTCGGCTCCCACTTTCTTTAAGGAACAAATATGGCTGATGCAGTCGGAAGTCAAACGCTCTTTGATGGTGAGCGTATTGCAATCATGAAATTTACAAACACCAGTGATGGCACTGGTGAGACCAATGTTGTCAAAGTTAATCCTGCGTCGTTGAATCCATCTGCGGCAGGTGGCGCTTGCAATAAGGTAGCCATTACAAAAATTACTGGCCTGACCCATGGCATGGAAGTGCAAATGAAGTGGAAAGCAACCACGCCCGTGGTTATTGAAACAATTCCCCAAAACAACAGTTACCAACAAGATTTCAGCGCAATTGGCGGTCTGACCAACAACGCTGGAACTGGTGTTGATGGTGCAGTCACATTTACCACGCTTGATGCAAGTGCTGGTGATACCTACACCGTTGTGCTTGAGATGGTTAAGTCATACGCCTGACCATGCCAAGCAAATCACCAGCCCAACATCGCTTGATGGAAGCCGCCGCTCACACTAAGGGCGGTTTTGGTGGTGTGCCGCAAAAGGTTGGTAAAGAATTTATTCGCGCCGATAAAGGCATGAAAGAAGGTGGACTTTATGAAAACATTCATCGAAAACAGCAAAGAATTGCTGAAGGCTCTGGCGAAAAAATGCGTCGAGTTGGTAGCAAAGGTGCGCCAACTGCTGAAGCTTTCAAACAGTCAGCCAAAACAGTAAAGAAAAAAGAAGGTGGCGTGTCTCTGGCGGTTGGTAGAGGCGAAAAACTATCTGTCGCCAAGGGTGCTGGATTGACCCAGAAGGGTCGAGATAAGTACAACCGAGAGACAGGTAGCCACCTGAAGGCTCCACAGCCCCAAGGGGGCGCTCGCAAGGATTCTTTCTGCGCACGAATGAGTGGCGTGGTGGAGCATTCAAAGGGCGACGCACCAAGGGCAAAGGCATCATTGAAACGCTGGGACTGCCCCGGCTGGTAACAGGAGTTGACATGCAAGAGCCATTAGGAAGCGCAAGCGCGGTTGGAGGCCCTTCTGAAGAGGCCGAAGATGTTCCTGTGTCCTCTTCCCAAAGCTCTGGCGGAGTTGTCGGGTCTGCTGGCGCTGATGCTGGCTACAAACAGGGCGGCAAGGTCGATTTGAAGGACTGCAAGGTTTCAACACACCAGAAGAATAAATCTTCTCCCAATTGGTAAGGACACATCATGAGCATGTACGGCAAAGACAAAAGTAGCCCAGAAACAAAAAAAAGGCTTGAAGAGGCCACCAAGGGAATAGAAGATTTCTTTAGCGGCAAAACGCCCAGAAAAACTCCTGAGCAGGCCAAGGCTGATCGTGAGGCATGGAAGCAAAAGTCCATGGCTGATGTCAAGGCTCGCAACGACAAAATCAAAGCAGACGCAATTGCTCGTGACAAGGCCAACCTTCCAAGCCTTGAAAAACGTCACTCCGAGCTGTCTGGGATTGTTTCCAAAGGTAAAAACTGGATGTATGCCGACCGTGAGCAAAACTTATCTGATGAAGAGCGCACGGCTCGTGGCGCTTCAAGCGAGTTGCAACAATTGAGTGGCAGGATTCATTCCGCAAAAAACTCAAGCTACAAACAAGGTGGCAAGATCAGCCTGAAGCACTGCGGCGTTTCAACTGCCTCCAAAGGCAAAGGCAACTCAAACTGGTAAGGTGAACACATGGCGTACTCAGGAACGGTCGGTCAGACCACCATCACAGTCCAAAATCTGATTGATGATGGTGCGCGTCGATCTGGCAAATTAGCCGAAGAATTGACCGTTGAGCAGGTTCAGTCTGCCAAACGTGCGCTTTTTTACGTCCTGAGCAACCTGATCAACCAAGGTATCCAGTATTTCGCCATCAAAAAGACCGTTATAGGGCTGATGCCAGACCAATTTGAGTATTTGCTACCAGTGGGTGGCAATGATGTCTTAAATGCCCTCTACAGGACGATGACGCGCCCCTCTGGCTCGTACAACACATCCGCAGGCGGCGTGGCGGCAAACGCCTTTGATGGCGATTTGGACACCTACTGCCAACAATCAACCGCCGCAGGCAATATTTCCATTGATTACGGCGCAGGGTTGACCTATTACGTTGGCTCCATTGGCTTCATGCCCTACGTTTCTGGCGGTGGCACTGCCACTTGGAGCTATGTTTTTGAGTCTTCGGTGGACGGCGCTACTTGGAAGACGTTGTACACGGGCACTTCGGTGACTGTGACTGACAGAGAGTGGATTTGGCAGGACATCGACCCCGGTTCCAACGTGCAGTATTACCGCATGCGAGCCACTGGAACCACAACCTTGGCGTTGCGTGAGCTTTTCTTTGGCGAGAACAGTACCGAGATCACCATGGCTCGTCTGAATCGTGACGATTACACCAACCTACCAAACAAAAACTTCCTCGCCAACAACCCATACCAATTTTGGTTGAATCGCACAATCCCGCAGGCAACCATCACGCTGTGGCCCACCCCTTCAGACCCGTTTGTTCAGATGGTGGTGTGGTACTCGGCTCAGATTGAGGATGTCGGTGCGTTGAGCGGTCAATTGGCGATCCCAGATCGTTGGTTGATGGCGATCCAAAACATGTTGGCCCACCAAATGGCGCAGATACTGCCCGGCGTGGACGCAGGCCGCATCACCTACCTTGAAGGCCAAGCTGAAAAATACTTTCACATGGCAGAGCAAGAAGAACGAGACAAGTCACCGATTTACCTTGCGCCAAACATTGGCGTGTACACGAGGTAATCATGCCAAGATTCTTAAACACAGACGGAAATGCAAGTCTTGCAATTTTCATTTGCGACAGATGCAAGATGAAAAGAGCGATTGATGAGGCGCAACCCGACCCCAACTTCCCCGGACTCTCGGTCTGTCGGCAGGGGTGCGCAGATGAGAAAGACCCGTATCGTTTGCCTGCTAGAAAAACAGAAAAGATCACCTTAAAATTCCCAAGACCAGATGCGTCTTTGCAAGGAGTTGATGATCAGTCACCTGAGTATCGCGGCAAGTACGGCCCCAACTAAAGGAAAAAAATGGCACAGGCAGGCTTTACCCCAATTTCGCTTTATTACAGCGCCACAGCGTCCGCGCAACCATCTGCCTCTAATTTGGTTAATGGTGAGTTGGCGATCAATATTCAAGACGGCAAGCTGTTTTACAAAGACGCGACTGGCGCGGTTCAAACCTTAACCACAAGGCTTGCCCTTGGGTCGCCATACCAGATCAATGCGGTGAACGGGGCGGGTACTGCGGCAACTTACCAAGGCTTGTCTTCGCTGATTGATGCAAGCTTATCTGCCAGCACTCAGGGTATGCTTTTGTACCGAAACGCAAGCGGATGGGTTCCCTTGTCTCCCGGAACCAGTGGTCAGTACCTTGTCACTGGCGGCTCTGGCGCAAACCCATCATGGGTGTCTGCTGTTGCGTCTGGCGTTGCTTCATTCAGTGCAGGAACAACTGGATTTACTCCAAGCACAGCAACAACTGGCGCAGTTACTCTTTCTGGAACATTGATCTCAGCAAATGGCGGCACTGGATTTTCTTCGTATGCCGCTGGAGATTTGCTTTATGGAATCTCTGCTGGAACATTGCAGAAGCTCACCATTGGATCAAATAATCAGATATTGACCATTGCTGGTGGCCTTCCATCGTGGGGCGCACAACCAGTCACAACATTTGTCACAACACTGAATGGGTTGACACCAGCGTTTGCTGGCAGTGGAGCCGTCACTCTTGGTGGAACCTTGGGCGCTATTTCTGGTGGAACTGGGTTCTCAACATACACCACAGGTGATTTGATTTATGCATCAAACACCAACACATTGTCAAAGCTTGCCGCTAGTACAAACGGCTATGTTCTAACCTTGACTTCTGGTGTGCCGTCTTGGGAGCCGGGCGCGAGTATTGGCGTTGCATCATTTTCAACAACACTTTCTGGCCTCACGCCAACCTCCACAAGCACAGGCGCAATTGTTTTGGGCGGCACTTTAGCCGCCGCAGGTGGCGGAACTGGCTACACATCCTATACCGCTGGCGATATTTTGTACGCCAACACGGCAAGTACATTTGCCAAAATCGGCATAGGTAGCAACACTCAAATATTGACCATTGTTGGAGGTGTTCCTACTTGGGCCCCTCCCGCCGCTTTGACGACCGTTGCATTGACGACGGGCACGATAACCGCAACGCCAACCAGCAGTACGGACATTGTCAATAAAGCTTACGCCGACAGCATCGCCAACGGCATCAACTTTCACGCCGCTTGTAATTACGCAACAACAGCGGCCTTGTCTCCAGCCAATACATACAACAACGGGTCAAGCGGCGTAGGCGCAACCCTTACTGCAAGCTCTAACGGTACGCTGACTGTTGACGGATACACATTTGTATCTGGCGACGTTGGCAAGCGCATCCTTGTAAAGAACGAGGCCGCTGGCGCAAACAATGGCGTGTACACACTGACGCAAGCTGGCACAGGCTCTTTGCCCTATATCCTGACTCGTGCAACAGACTTTGACACCGTTGGCACTGGACAAAATGAAATTGCTGAAGGCGATTTGTTCTTGGTTATTTCAGGAACGTCAAACGCAAATACGCAATGGGTACAGCAAACACCAGCGCCTATTACGGTTGGAACCACCGCACTAGCGTTTACCCAATTTGGAGGGGGTAGCGTAACTTACACCGCAGGCACAGGCTTAACTCTTTCGACAAACCAGTTTTCCATTAGCAACACAGCCGTTTCTGCTGGCTCTTATGGCTCCGCAACCCAAGTCGGCACATTCACTGTAAACGCTCAAGGTCAATTGACTGCGGCAAGCAACACCACAGTGACCCCAGCGGTTGGCTCGATCACTGGCTTAGGTACTGGCGTAGCGACCGCATTGGCGGTCAATTCAGGCTCCACTGGCGCTGTTGCGTTGTTGGGTGGCGCGGTGTCATTCAGCACGGTTTCGGCATCTGGTGTCATCACATCAACCGTTTCGAGTGGAACCGCCCCGTTCACCGTGGCAAGCACAACTCAAGTCGCAAACTTGAATGCGGCGACCGCAGGCACGGCAACAAACGTTGCGGGTGGCGCGGCTGGATCGTTGCTCTACCAAAACGGAACAGGCACAACAACATCGCTTGCGATTGGTACTGCATATCAGGTCAATGCAGTCAATTCTGGCGCTTCAGCGCCTTCATGGCAAAGCCTTACCTCATTGATTGACAACGCGCTATCTGCATCCACTCAAGGGTCAATTCTTTATCGAAACGCAACCAGTTGGGTCGCGCTTTCGCCGGGAGCAACCGCCGGGCTAGTGCTGGCAACTGGCGGCGCGGGTGCGAATCCGGGCTGGGCCAGCGTGAGCGTCACTGGTGTGGTGGCTCCAGCAAATGGTGGTACTGGCATCAACAACGGTTCAAGCACCATCACGCTTGGTGGATCAGTAACGTTCTCTGGCGCGTTTACAACCACCTTGGCTGTAACTGCAACCACCTCGGTTACCCTGCCAACATCAGGAACCTTAGCCACACTGACTGGCACTGAAACGCTGACAAACAAGACTTTGACAAGTCCTGTGATCAGCACCATTACCAACACAGGAACAATAACTTTACCGACCGCAACGGGTACTTTGGCTACCTTGGCTGGCACTGAGACATTCACAAACAAAACGCTGACTAATCCAACGGTCACAAACTATGTGGAGACACCGTTTTCTGCAAACTCAAGCACGGCTATAACTTTAGATTTGACAAACGGAACATTTCAGATCATTACTTTGACTGGCAATGCAACAATCACAATGCCTGCAACTGTAAGTGGAAAATCTTTTATTGTGCTTTTGAGGCAAGACGCAACAGGTAGTCGTACTGTGACATGGAGTACAGTCACGTGGGCAGGCGGCACTACTCCTACAATTACATCAACCGCATCTAAACAAGATATTTTTAGTTTCTTTTCAGATGGTTCTAGATGGTATGGTGTAACCGCAAGTCAGAATTACACATATTAAAGGGGGTAATGCATGTTTAGTGGTGCTATTAAAGCTAGTAAAGGCTCAGGAGCGGCAAGTACGACCGTTAATCCACCGTTCAATACTGTGGTTGCACTATTACATGCAGACGGCACGAACGGACAATTAAATTATCCTCTCACAGACACATCAACTACACCTTTGGCTTTGTCTGGATCAGCCACCACAGGCGTAACTCCATTTATGCAGGGCACATTTGGGCCATTTAAAAGCGCGTACTCTGTAGATTGCCGAAGCTCCACATCGCCAATATTTACAATCCCTTTTAATACTGCGCTTGCAATGGGCACAGGCAATTTCACCATTGAATTCTGGGTGCAACCGTACTCAACTGGGGCTGTTAAATGTATTTTTGATATACACGATGGCGGCTCTGCTGGAAGACTTGGTGTTCGATTGACCACGTCAAATCAAATTACTCTAAATGGTGGAACAGGTCTTGGGACAGTTATCGCTACCAGCGCGGCACTTTCTTTAAATACATGGTCGCATGTAGCTATTGTCAGAAGCGGAACAGGCACTAATCAATGCACTATTTACGTTAACGGAGCATCAAGCGCGACGGGGACAAGTGCAACAAGTTTTACATGTACAACTGGCTATGTATATCTTTGCGGTCAGGGGCCCACGCCAAGTTTTTACACTGATGGACTGCTTAGTCAGTTGCGTGTTGTAAAAGGTGTCGCTGTTTATACTGGAACTTTCACAGTTCCAACCAGCGTACTGAACGCCACGCAATCGGCAAACCCGTATGGCGGCTCAAACACTGCGGCTATTACAGGATCACAAACAAGTTTACTCACATTTGTTCGACCGTATTTTGTAGATTTAAGCGCAAACGCTTTATCAATGTTTAGAGGTAATACAGGAGCTAATACAAGTCAATATCCTTGGTTTGTTGCTCAAAGCCCTATACCAAACGCTACCATTAACGCCCCTACGACTGTAGCGGAATGGTCTGCATCAGCCTTTGGCGGTAGTTATGGAAACGCCAGAACCGCAACCAATACTCTAAATACAAGCACCAGTAGCGCGTTAGCTCTTGGATCAACGGGTGATTTCACAATAGAATTTTGGTGCTATTCAATGGCAACCAGCGTAAGGCAAGACTATCTTGACTTTAATACCGGGGGATCATCAGCTCGTATAGATATATATATCCACCCAACCACCTTTTGTATGAACGTTTATGCGGCGAATACAGACTACTTTACACAAACAACAGCCGCAAAAGATGTGGCGTTAATTGGAACATGGTCACATTTTGCTTTGACAAGAACTGGGACAACTACATCATTTTTTTGGAATGGCAAGAGAATTGGAACAAGTACCGTCACTGTTCCTGTAAATACAGCCTCTCCCGGAGCACAGATTTCTGGCCCTGACGGTTCTATTTCTGGGTTGGTAGCAGGCGCACGAATAGTCAAAGGCACTTCTTTATACGACGCTACTTTAACCACTTACACAGTCCCAACAGCTCCATTTACAGCCGTATCAGGGACAGGAATGCTTGTAAACGCAAGCACCAATGCGCCGATGATTGATTACAGTATGAATCAAACATTTTTTAACGGTAGCTCGGCTCCAACAGTTTCTACAACTCAAGTTAAATACGGCACGGCTTCTTTAAGCACAGCGTCTGCGTTTCTTCCTTCACAAAGCTTAATTGGTAATTCTTCCGTGACTTTTGGGACTGGAAACTTTACCGTTGAAGGTTGGTTTTATGCAAATTCAGGAACCTCTAACTCTGGCATCTTTCAAATTGCTTTTACTTCCGCAGGTAACGGTGCTGGACAGACAGGTTTGGCTTTAGCGTATTACACAGTCACTAACTTGCGTCTTTATTATGGCGCGGCAAGCGTGGCAACAGGAACCGCAGGCAAGGTCACAACTGGTGCGTGGACTCACTTTGCTGTAGTTAGAAACGGCACAGGTGCAAGTAACTTAAAAGTCTATATCAACGGTGTCGCTGATACTGCTTTAACAGTTACTGATAGCTACAACTATCCGCTTTCTTATTTGGCAGTTGGTACATATGGAACCAGTTTGACGTGGACTGGTTACATAGATGAGTTCCGTGTTTCTAAATATGCTGTGTACACAAGTGATTTTACGGTTCCAAATACAGCGTTTGCAAATACATAAAACTGAAAGGCACAAATGAAAATTGCAATACTAGCAAACCCAATTGTTGTTGGCTCTGTTTCTGATTTATTTCCAGATACTTCATTCCCAGACGGCAAGGTGACTGCCGACTTTCTTGCGGCAAACAACGCAAAACAAGTAAGCATGACAAGAGATTATGATTTTTTGACAGAAAAACTTGAAGCGTGTGACCCCTATGAAGAGGGAGAATGGGTTCATATATCTCATGCTGTGGCGCTTACGAACGAAGAAATTGCCGCATGGAAGTATTCCGCTTGGACAAATATACAGGCGGCTAGAAACGAAAAATTAGCAAGATGCGATTGGACTCAATTGCCAGATGTCAACATCTCAAACAAAACGGAATGGGCGGCTTACAGGCAAGCACTCAGAGACATCACTACTCAAAACATTGACCCAAGAGTGGAGTCCGTGGTCTGGCCTACCGAGCCTGTGTAAAGATTTTTTAACAACAACGGAGTAAAAAATGAACAACGTCACAATCAGCCTTGAGCTTGCAAACATGATTCTTGGGTATCTTGGCAAAAGACCTTATGAAGAAGTTTTTCAGTTGGTTCAAAAGATTCAGGATGAGTACAAAAACTCTTTGTCTGCCGAACAGCCTGCTCAATTTGAAGCAGTGCCAGACGTGGAGTAAAGCATGGAGGCAACACACGAGCTTGCTACCGAGACCGACAAACGCCTGAGCGTTCATGAGGCCGTCTGTGCTCAACGCTATGAGGGCATTCAAGGTCGGTTTGATGATGGCGACAAGCGCATGACCAAGATCGAATACTTGTTGTATGCGGTCATTGTGTGCGTGTTATTCGGGCCGGGTGTTGCCGCCGATTTTGTAAAGCGCCTGTTGGGGCTATGACATCGAGCCGATCACTTTGGCTCTTGCCGCAATATCGGGCATCAAGCAAGGCATCGCTCTGTACAAGGATGCCAAAGCCACTGGGTCTGATCTTTACAAGATAACCAAAGAGATTTCGGGTTTCATTGGGCAATTTTTTGAAGCGCACGAAGAAGTAAAAAAAGAAAACAAGCGCAACGAATTAAACCCACCAAAAGAAAAATCACTCAAGGCTCAAGCTCTTGAGAATGTGTTCAACCAAATTGAACTTGAGCGACAGGCGGTTGAATTGCGTGAGTTCCTGATCTATCACACAGACCCAGCATTGGGCGCGGTATGGTCAAGGTACGAAGAAGAATTTAAACGGCTTGCAAAAAAGCATGACGAGGAAATTAAACAAGAGGCAATAGCAGAACGGAAAAAGAAATGGCAACGCCAGCAAATGATCGACAGATTACAAAACAACGCACTGATCTTTGGGGCGGTGTTATTGGTAATTCTAGAAATCTGGGCGCTGATGTACCTCATTTATCAGAATCGGGATATGTAGTCGTGGCTATTTTGCTTATGCTTTTTGTTTGTTTGGCTATGCCTTTGATGGCAATGCTGTACTTTGATTCGCTTGCGCTGAACAAGAAAACGGAGCGCACGGAAGCCCGAATTGAAAAGCTGTTAAAAGATTTAGAAAAAAAGGAAAAGTGATGATTCCAATATTTGCCTCTCTCCTTACGACCCTTGCTGAAAACGGCTTGGGTCTTTTGTCTTCTGCGATCCAAGCAAAGGGCAAGGAAGTTGTTGAGAATACCCTTGGTGTCAAGATTCCCGACGCTCCCAACCCAGAAGATGTCGCCAAGTTGCGCCAACTTCAATTTGATCACGAGGAACGCCTGCTGGAGTTGGGCATTGAAAAGGCCAAGATGGACTTGGCTGAAATGGAAATGCTGGCAAAAGCCGCCCAAAGCGACGCTGACAACATCACAGACCGATGGGAAGCGGACATGGCATCTGACTCTTGGCTGTCCAAGAACATACGCCCCATGAGCCTTATAGCCATCTTTGTGGGCTATTTCCTGTTTGCCATGATGTCAGCCTTCGATTACAACGCCAATGAGTCCTACGTCACCCTGTTGGGCAACTGGGGCATGTTGATCATGGGGGCGTATTTTGGCGGTCGCACGGTCGAAAAACTGGCAGAAATGAGGAAAAAATGAGCTTAAACACCGAACAAGCCGCTTTTTTGCTGGATGCCTGCAAACTGATCCAGTACGCCACGGAGCAGGGCTTCATGGTCACGGGCGGGGAGTTGGCCCGAACACCCGAACAGCAGGCCATTTATGTCAAAACAGGGCGCTCCAAAACCCTCAATTCAATCCACCTGAAGCGGTGCGCCATCGACTTGAATTTCTTCAAGGATGGGCGGATAATATGGGACAAAAGCATCCTTGCGCCGTTGGGCGCTTATTGGGAGACTTTGAACCCCAAAAACCGCTGGGGCGGCAATTTCAAATCGCTTGTAGATTGCCCTCATTTTGAGCGTAATGTTGGATAAGGGGACGACGCAATGACGACACCATCATGGGTGATGACTTACGACAGTCTTACCTCCACCGTTCTCCAATATTTGGAACGAAGCGATGCGGCGACCAGAGAGGCCATTCCAACCTTCATTACGCTGTGCGAATTTGAAATTGCTGAAGAGATCAAGACCCTTGGTCAGTTGAACGTTGCCACCGCCACAATGACGACAGGCAACCCAATTCTTCAAAAGCCTGCCAGATGGCGCAAAACAGTTTCCATGACCCTTACCAACACGGAAGGCGCTCAACCTGTCTTTTTGCGCAAGTTTGAGTACCTCAAGGCTTATTGGCCCAATGCAACTCAGACCGACATGCCTGCGTTTTATGCGGACATCGACTACGACCATTGGTATGTGGCTCCAACACCTGACCAAGACTATGAGTTTGAGGTGCTGTATTACGAGCGCATTGAGCCATTGTCTTCATCAGTACAAACCAATTGGCTGACCCGCAACGCCCCAAATGCCATGCTATACGGCACTTTGTTGCAGGCAATGCCATTCTTGAAAAACGACCAGCGCCAAATATTCCAACAGAAGTATTCTGAAGCTATTGGTGCGCTGAAGAACGAAGACACCACACGAGTTGGTGACCGACAAACAATTGCTGTGGATAGTTAATCATGACCACCTACCAAAATCCGTTTACAGGCCAAACAATCAACCCATCGCAGGTGGGTTATGAGGCGCTGAGTATTTCAGTTGATACCACACTCCAGTGGCCCGTCAACGGCAACAACAGCAATATCGTTGCCAACATCATGGAGGTTACGGCAACCGCAAGCGGTTTGTCGTTGATCCTACCTTCTGCTCAACAGGTGTCTGTTGGTCAAAACATCATCATTAGGAACGTGGGATCAAACTCGTTCAATGTGACTGATGCTGGCTTGGGTGTGATTGCAACAATTGCATCTGGTATTGCAAGCTTTATTTATTTAACGGATAACGCCACTGATAGCGGCGATTGGACGGTTATTACCTTTGGCGCTGGCACTTCATCAGCCAATGCCGCGACGCTTGCTGGATATGGATTGGTTGCGTTGAATACAACGCTGAATCAGTCCCACCCAATTAGCACAATTGCTTCAGACTACACAATTCTTGAAACAGCTAGGTCGCAATTTCTTATTTGGAATGGTGGTGTTGGAACATTGACTCTTCCAAGCGCGTCTGTTGTTGGCAATAACTGGTTCACCATCATTCGCAACGGCGGAACAGGTATTGTCACTGTACAGCCCACTGGCATCAACACCATCGACGGCAACAACTTTGCTCAGTTGCAGTTGACGGAATCATTTGTTGTTGTGTCGGACGGTACAAACTATTTCACATTTGCTTACGGCAGATCAAATCAATTCCCGTTCACCACCTTGGCAAAGACAGTAACTGGCGGCACGGTTACTTTGACATCCGCTGAGGGTGCAAACATCATTCAAGAGTACGGCGGTGTCTTGACATCAAACTGTATCGTGATCGTTCCATCAACGGTTCAGTTGTACTCTTTGCAGAACAACACGTCAGGCCCTTATTCGCTGACCTTTAAAACAGTAGCCGTTGGCGGCACAACGGTTGTTTTGCCTCAATCACAAACCGTCATTGCTATCTGTGACGGCACAAACGTTTACAACGCGCAGACAGCCTCATTAAGCACACTGACAGCCCTTACCTTGGGTAACGGCTCTGCGGCAACGCCTTCGCTGAATTTTGTCGGTGACAACTACACTGGCTTGTACTTGGTGGGTAGCAACCAACTCGGCTTCTCTATCGGCGGGGTCAACAAGATGACGCTGACAGCCACTGGACTGTTGTTGCCCGGCGGCATCTCTGGGGGAACATTTTGACGGCAAAGGTCACCACCCTCTCGGTCAAGCCCGGCATCCAGCGGGATGGCACTCGGTTCGCTTCAGATATTTATATCGACGGCGAGTGGGTGAGGTTTCAGCGTGGCATGCCAAGAAAAATTGGCGGCTACAACGCTATTTTTTTGAATGCGACCGAAATCTCTCGCGGCATGACCATGACCTCAAGCAATGGTCTGAACTATGTCGTGTCTGGAACTCGATCAGGGGTTGAGGGTTGGACGACTGACAATGATAATGGTGTTGGCTTTGGCCCAACCGCAACCACAATATCATCAGGATTCACCGCAAACGACAATAACCTGTGGCAGTTTGATGTTGGCTACGACTCCAACGGAGCGGGGGCAAGTAAGCTGATCGCGCATCCCGGTCAAAACCTTGCCGCCATCGACAGCACAATCAACACAAGGGTGCTGTACGGAGACTTTCCGGGAACCACGCTCGCGCCCATAGGTGTCTTCACTGCCGCTGGCACAACAAACAGCACAACAACCTTCACACTGACTACCGCCAACGCTTCCGTGGGCGCTGGTCAAACAATCACTGGCTCTGGAATTCCGTCTGGTACGACGGTAGTGTCTGTTGTTGGCAATGCTGTGACCATGTCAGCCGCCGCCACAGCATCAGCCAGCATCACCGCAACCTTTGACAACAACATTGCCGTGTCTGGCGGTGTTGTGATGCTCCACCCGTACCTGTTTGTGTACGGCAACAACGGACTGATTCAAAACTGCGCCGCTGGCGACTTCAACAATTGGACTTCATCGGATTCAAACGCCAATAACGTGTCCACTGGAAAGATCGTTAAGGGCCTCCCAATACGAGGCGGAACCAATTCCCCATCTGGTTTGTTTTGGTCGCTGGATTCAGTGATTAGGGTGTCTTACGCGCCGACAACGGCGGGTGGCCTCACCTTCTATTGGAGGTATGACCTGCTGACCAGCCAAACGTCAATCATGTCTTCACAGTGCGTGATTGAGTATGACGGCATCTTCTATTGGTGCGGCACTGATCGTTTCTTGGCATACAACGGTGTTGTCCAAGAGATTCCAAACACAATGAATCAGAACTATTTCTTTGACAACCTGAACTATGCCCAGCGCCAAAAGGTGTGGGTGTCCAAGGTTCCAAGGTACGGTGAAATATGGTGGTTCTATCCAAAGGGTGACGCAACCGAATGCACGGATGCAATCATCTACAACGTGCGTGAAAAGACTTGGTATGACGCTGGTCAGGCATTGGGTGCAAGACGCTCTGCTGGGGCCTTCTCTGAGGTTTTTAGAAAGCCTTTGTGGGCTGGCAACGAAATCAACTCATCCAACAAGTACACCATATGGCAACATGAAAAGGGTGTCGATCAGGTGTACCTGACGGGCGTGAATGCAATTAAGTCTGGGTTTGAGACATGCAACTTGGGTCTGGTGACGGGTGGCCCCGGCAACCCCCAATTGGTCGGTGACAACCTATGGGCGCGTATTGATCGAATCGAACCCGACTTTGTACAGAACGGCAACATGACCGTCAGGGTGACTGGTAAGGGCTACGCAAACGATGATGACATTGTTTCTGACCCATACACCTTTGACGAGACAACGCTGAAGATTGACATGCGTGAACAGCGCAGAGAATTGCGATTGAAGTTTGAGTCCAACACGGAAAACGGGGACTACCAAATGGGTAGGGTTCTGATTTCTGTCGAGGGTGGAGATGTTCGTTCGACAGGAAACCCATGACGACAACCTACGACCCAAGGAACATGACATGGGATCAATGGTGTGCGTTGACTGCCGAACAGTTTGCCGCTCAACAACTTGGAACCGTTCCAGAAGAGCGTTGGAAAGACTGGGTTGATGGAATGGCAGGTATTGGTTACTTCATGAGCTTTGGAATGCCCGACAGCAGAGGTTTTGAGACTTGGCAAGATTGGGCGCAACAGGTCATGGGTATTGTGAATCCGAATTAGGAGTTGGTATGGCTGAAATGAATCCTGAAAAAATGGTTCCTGTTGAGGAAATTATTCGCTCGCACTTTGAAAGCACTGGCGAGCTTGATCTATTTGATGCGGCTTACGACTCAATTGCGCAAGCAATTAAAAATGGCAATACTCGAATTTTTCGTTTTGAAAACACTCTATTGATATACACAATATTGGGCGATGGTGTAGCAGAAATTCACTTGATGTCAATTGATGCGCCTCAAGTAATCGTTAGCGCAATAAAAGACTTTTACAAAGCGTTCAAACTTTCTAAGTTTAAAACGTTGTACGGCACTGTGGAAGACCCTCAAGTCGTTCGTTTAATAAAGATGGCAGGTATTCCGGTTGAGTCAAAAGAAATATATGACGACAACGGTCAGTCAACTCAGCAAATTACGATTGAGGTCAAATAATGGGAAAAAAAGCTAAAGAATGGGTCAATAAAAAAGTTGATCAAGCTGGCGATGCTATTAATGATGTAGCAAAGGCTGTTGGCAATACGATTGTTGCTGTTGCCAAAGACCCTCTACCAGTCATTGCAACGATAGCATTGACATCTGTTGGTGTTCCTGCGCCAATTGCAAATGCAATAGTTGTTGCGGCGAAGGGTGGCAGTCCAGAGGACATGGCAAGAGCCGCGCTTGCCTCAAGCGTTCCTATACTTGGTCAGCAAACAGCAACAGCCTTGGGTGTATCCACAGCAGTTGGAACCGCAATTGCTAATACGGGTGTGCAGGTTGCGTTGGGTGTGCCGCTTGACAAGGCCATTACAAATACCGCGATAAGTGCGGCGGCTCAAACATCCGCCCCAGCAATCAAAGCAGAAGTCAATTCAGTTTTGAATAGCCCTGCGTTGTCCACCATGGTCACCAACATGGCTGTTGCCGCAGAGGTTGGAATATTGAAGGGTTCATCGACAGATCAGATCGGTCAAAGCATGACCATGTCTGCTATTTACTCAGCGCCAGCGGTATTCAAGGAGATGTATAACGGCGCTCCCGCTGACGCTACTGGCGCGAGCGCACCAAAAGAGGCTGGCATCGCCGCCGCAAACGACTTGCCTCCACCCCCGCCACCAACACCTGACTATCTGCTTAACCCGTCAGGAATGTCTTTCTCCATAGAGCCGCCGCCAGACCCATCTCCATTGGAGACGGCTACTGCGCCTGTGTTTGCCAACCCCGACTACTCTCAAGAGGCCATCAGTGGCATTCCTACTGGCATAAATATTAATCCAGTCGAGCCAACTCCATCTCCTTTGGAGACCTCTCTTGCTCCTGATTCGCTTATCCCAGACACGTCAGAGTACACCCAAATACCGACCTCACCCCTTGAGGCGGCAACCGAGACACCTGACTTTAATTGGACGGCCCCTGTAGATACTGACTTCAAGCCAGACTACTCTTTGGCATCCAATGTTGTTCCGCAAACTGAGGGCTTAACCGCGCCTACCGTCAATCTTGATGGGGCAAGCGATGTTGGGTACACGCCAGTTGATTACAGCCCCTATGAGCCGACCTCATCGCCAATTGATTCTGGCTTGGGTTTGCAATTGCCTGATTCTCCAGCGATTAAATCAATGGGCGGCGGTCAAGGTTTGACGGCTGATACAGTCAATCCCGCCACTGGGGAAACTGGCTCTGTAGGCGAGTTGGGATACACACCAGACGATGCATCAACCGTCCTTGGCAACCCCAAATCATTTATCAACAATCCAGACGTTCTTGGTCAGCCTGTCATGCAGACAGACCCTGCCTACGATCCTTGGTTCAAGTTCAGTGGATCGACAGGCATTCCACAGCCAACCAACACGGGTAGCTGGACAACCACCACAAAGGGCGCAAGCCCATTTGCAACAAACACTGGCGCTGATATAGCTTCCGCCAAGACCGCTCAAAGCTATTTAAGTGGTTCGCAATCCGCCACGCCAGAAACGCAATTGGCGCAACTCCAACAACTTTATCCAAGCATCACCCCTGACTTGTCAAAGGTTTTGTTGGATAGGGGAATGCTGTTGCAACCATCGACTAGCTGGGGCACTTCCAATGATTCTGCCCAAGACTTAAACCAAGCCTACGCAAATGTCCTGTCCCCAATCGAGTTTGCCAATTTTGGACAGCAGTACGCGCGGGGCGGTAATGTCGAAATGCCAAAGGGCCATCACCCTGAATTCATCACAGGCAAGACTGGTCACTACGCCCAAGGGCGCGGCACAGGCCAATCAGACGACATTCCAGCCGTTTTGCACGACGGTGACTACGTTATTGACGCTGACACGGTTGCGGCCTTTGGTGACGGTTCTAGCAAGGCTGGGGCGGGTGCTTTGGAGCAGTTTCGTCGAAGCATCCCGCTGAGCTATCGGGGCGGTGGAAGACCCATTCCTGCCAAGATTGCGGACGGCGAGTATGTGCTCCCCTCCGATTTTGTGACTTCCCTCGGAAAGGGTTCCAACAAGCAGGGCGCAAAGATGTTGGACGCAATGCGCGAGCAAATCAGGGCGCACAAAAGATCGGCCCCTGACACTAAAATACCACCCAAGGCAAGAAGCCCTCTCCAGTACATGCGTGAGGCAATGAAAGGCTAAAAATGGCAGATTTACTCAAAAGTTCAGCGATAACGCAAACGCAAGCGCCGTCGTACTACAACAATTATTTAACCGACCTTGCCACAAAGGGACAAACAGCGGCGCAGAATGCGCAGTTTGTTGGCGCTCAGCCCCTACAGCAACTTGCTTTTGATAAGGTTCAGCAGACCCAAGGCACATACAAGCCCGTGATGCAGACCGCCCAGAGTTATCTGGGTCAGGCCACAGAAACCAATCCCCTGTCTGCGGCTCAGCCTTACCTCAACAATGCCAACGTTGACCAATCGCAATTGGCTCAGCAGTACATGAGTCCATACACGCAAGACGTGGTGAATTCAATTGGCACTCTTGGTCAGCGCAACATCCAACAGAACTTGGCTCCGCAGGCGACCGCCGCCGCAGTAGGCTCTGGTCAGTTTGGCTCACAGCGTGGCGCACAGGTTCTTGGGCAGACGATCCAAAACGCCAACACCGACATATTGGCTCAGCAGAATCAAGCCCTGCAAGCTGGCTATCAAAACGCAATGACAAACGCTCAGAAACAACAAGCGTTGCAAGCTCAATTGGGGCAAACCGCTGGCAACTTGTCCAGCACAAACCAAACCAACCTGATCAATGCATCCAACGTGGGTGCAAACATGGCGAACCAAACGCAAGCGATGAACTTGAATGACATCAATGCGCTTGGAACCTATGGCGGTCAACAACAGCAGATTGCTCAGAACCAGCAACTGTTTCCATTGCAGACCCTTAACACTGCATCTGGCTTGTTGCGCGGCTACACCATACCTACGACATCTGCTCAAACATTCGAAGGTTCGCCTTTGTCGGCTATTGCAAGCTTGGGTTCAAGCGTTGCTGGACTGACTCAGTCATCAACTTATAAAGATGCCGCAGGCAACATAATCACTAACCCAAGTGTTATTTCTAATGTGGCAAAAATGACTGGTGATGCATATGATTGGATAAAGAACCAATTTTCATCGCCTTCAGCCTCAACAGATACCACTCAAACAGGTTCTTACCCAAGCGGAGATTGGTCATATGGGCAAGGTTCCGGCTCAACAAATTTGGCTGATCAAAGCAACTACCCCGATTATGGTTCTAGCGTCTAAAGGATAAATCATGGCAACACCTGCGGCATCAAATCCATTAGCAACAGTTGACTTTGGCGACCCAAGTAAATTAAATTTTTACGGCGCTGAAGACGCTGATAAGCAAGAGTATCAAAAAGCGTTGGCTGACAGCTTGGCGGCTCTTGAGCAACGCTATGCGCAACCAAATTGGTTCAAGATTGCGGCTGGCTTTGCTAAGCCTCAATTGGGTGGCTTCATGGCCTCGCTTGGCAGTGCGGCAGAGGCTGAAGGTGAGCGCATTGATCAACAACGTGCATCTCAACTGCCAATTGCGCAGTTACGCGCACAGCTTGCAATGTCCAAGATAGGTATGGGCCAAAACAAGGCTGTTGCTGATCAATTCAAGCTGTGGCAAGAAAACGGATCAAAGCCAGAAGACTTGATGAAGCTCAGAGACTTTGCTATGGCTACAGCGCCAAACGCGCCTGTGACTGCGGCTATTTCAAAACGTTACGACTCTATGGTCACAGAGCGCCAGCTTTCAACTGCCGATCAAGCAAACGTCATTAGTCGAATCAACACCGCAAAAGCATTAGGACGACCAGTAGACCCTGCTGACTTGGCAAAACTTTCTATGTATTCACAGTCTCCTGATTCCGCTCCAAAACGCACAGAAGAAAAGCCTGAGGTATTTAAGCCAATCACTGATACGAACGTGAACGCAAATTACTCTTTGGCTGGAGATCGTCGTGCGCCTGCCGCAAATGTTGAGCCTACCGAAAACATTCCATCAGACTTTGTGCAAAATGGCGAGAATGGTGTATTTGCAAGACCCGTTAACGTTAATCAGGGCCAGTATCCATCGGAGTCCATCCCACCGAAGAGCGCAACTTCGACAATTGAGCCACCTAAAGCTGTTGCTACTAAACCTGTTGCTCCTAAACCTGCGCCATCAGGCCAAGGATTGAAGAATAAAAACGAGTTGCCTAAAGAAGATCAAGACACAATCAATAAAATTCTTGGTGCAGGCGAAAAGAAAAGCTCTTTGTCTGGATTAAGGCAAGACTTGCAACCCGATCAGCTGAATCAGCCTTCGACAGCATCTAATCAGAAGTACCCTGTCTTGCATCCAATTCCTGACACCACCGACTTGGATGAATCAAGGGCGGCGGCAAAGATTGCGTTTGCAAAAGAAGCGGCGAATAAAACAGAAGCGATTTATGAGGGTCAATTCAAAACTATTGCTCCGTACCTAAACCCAACAATCATCACTCCGTATAGGCAATCTATTTCAAAATCTCTTCAGTATGTAACAGACTCAAAAACAAGACCTGTTGCAGAAAAAGTTTTTAACAACTTAGGTCAAGGAACCCTCACTGCTCAAATTCTTAAATCAGTACAGGCTGGACTTCAAGCAAACGTGGCTGGTGGGTTATTGGGTGGTAGTTTTAGCCTTAGCTTGCCTTCTCAGGTGTGGGTGGACGCTGGCCTCAAGCCTGAGCAATATGAGTTAGCAAATAAAATTACCGGTGAGTTTGCAAAACAAGTTTTTTATGAAGCATCTTTAAAGGGCTTAGACCCAAATCAACTGAAGGCAACCGAGTTCAATGCATTAGCAGGCGCACAGCCAAACAGATCGCTTTCTCTGGGTGCTGTGGTGCACATGCTAAAAACAAAAGACATTGATACCTTCTATCAAAATAAGATAGCTCGCAGAATTGTTGATGAGCTTGGAACAAGAGTCGATCCAAGTGAAATTGCAAAATTTACTTCTGTTTACAAGAACTCGCCAATAATTAAAAAAATCACGCAGGGTTGGAATGCGGAAAAGAAGAAGCTTGATTAAACTTTGAGGCAAAAAATGGCAAACGAAGAAATTGATCCTTACGTGGCGGCTCTTATGGCTGAACGCAAAAATTCATTGGGTGCGCCTGAAGAAACCCAAGATGCTCAAAATATTGCAAGTGAAGAAGAAGACCCAGAAATAGAAGCCTATATTCAAGAGCGTATAGCTGACGACCCAAACTTGTTGGCTAATATCGAAGAAAGCGGCACATTAGAAACGCCGCCAGAAGAGACTACCCCATGGTGGCAAGCAACAAAAGACTTTGCTGGCAATGTTGTTGATCGCGCGAAAGAATTGAATACCAGTGATGCCACTCGCATTGGCGGAGGAGCCGTGGGTGGCTATGTGCTTCCAAAGTTTTTGGAGGAGATGTCGCCCGGCTCCACGGTCACCAAAGCAAACGAAGACCTCTTACGTAAAAACATTGCCGAAAGAGATGCATTAAGAGATAGCATTGCAAACCGCGAGGTTGTAACCAAGGCGGCGGAGATACCGCACGGCACAAATGTGCTTGACTTGAAAGATTCTTTGTACGCCCAAGAGCAGGCTCACGAAGAAAGCAAACGCGCCTTAGCAAAGGCTCAAAAGAGCCACCTGTGGGCGCAAACACTGAACCATGAGCAGTTCATGCCGCCAGAGTACAGAATTCGCTCAATGCCGCCTCCTGAGCTTCTTACCGACCCCAAGCCGCAAACTTCTGGCGCAACAAATTGGATAAACAAAGAAGCCTTGGGTGTGCCTGAGGCGCTGGCAAATAAGGCCACCAACATGAGGGCAGATAACCCCCTTGGCGGTCAAGCCATCATCAATCAAGACACTGAAGCGCGACTGAAACAACAGCGAATTGGCCTTGGTGACTATGGTTTGACACGCACTCCAAGCGGTGCGCAATTGGCCCTGCCACCTGAAATTGTTCAAGAAAATGCCGCTCGTGAAGAGCAAGCAAGACTTGAGCAAGAACGTCAAAAACAGCTTGCCGCGCAACAAAAATTCCAGCGCGAAGAGGCTGAAAAGGAGGCCAAGATTAAGGCCGCAAAGATTAAGGCTCAAACTCAATTCCAATTGGAACAGGCTCAGGCTTTGCATGATGAAAACGCAAAGAAGATCAGAGAGATCGAAAAAGCTATTGCGGCTCGCGGCGAAAGCGCCTTATCCACACCAGAGAAACGTGTTGCCGAGTTGGAGAAGAGAGCTTTAGAAAACCAACAAAGAGAGATCGACAAATACACTGGCGGAAACGCCTTCACCAAGGGTGCGGCATTTATTGGTCGCAAGCTTTTGCCAAGGTTTTCACCCGTCATTGCTGGCGCAATGGCTCCAGAGCAGGCTATGTCTGCAAAGAGCTATTACGACGCTGGGGACTACCCAAGAGCCGCCGCTTATGGCTTAGGCACATTGGGTTCCGTCGGTATGGCTACAGGCAATCCTATAGCCTCTGGGATTGGTGCTATAGCAAACTTGCCTGCGCTTTATTACGAGGCCGAGGATTTGACGAAACCCCAACCCAAAAAGCCTTAAAGGTTCCCGCGCTTTTCTTGCAGGGCTTTGCCAACTTCCGTGTTTAGGCTGTTGACAAAGTCTATGCACAGATTGCGTTCTTGTCGAACGATAGCAGGCATTGCCGCCATCACAAATGCGCTGGCGAGCTTTACAAGGTCATCCTCAAGGAAGTTGTAATTCTCTTCAAGGTTGACACCATGGAAGGCTTCTTTAATTTCTTCTGTGGTTAGGTATGGGTTGTTCATTTTTTCTTTCCTCGTGGTTTGCGGTTAGCTAAGATTACTTTGCCTTTAGGTGTTTGAGTCCAATGCGGCTTTTTGTGAACCTCAACAATAGGGGGGCTTGTTTTCCAAAGTCCAGAACGTCGCATTGCTTCAACTTGAGTTGGATTCAATGTAAATATTTTGGACTTTTTTTCTTCAGCAGGTTCTTTGTACTCCATCCAATCGTCAGCCAACATGTCGGACTGTGAGGCGAGCCAGCCGGGCAAGTAGGCTTGGCGACCTTCCGAGTTAACTGTCCACATGTCAATGTGCGGCAAAATTTCCAAATGGTCAAGACCGCGCCGTTTTAAAAATTCAGCATTGATGGGGCCATTGGGCTTTACTTTGTCAGCCTCAACCATGTATCCGCCTGCGCGAATTAAGAACATGCCCTTGCCGTTCCAGCCTTTTCGCGTTACTGTGTGCCCCGCATTTAGCAGGATAAGTGCTTCTCCAAATTTCATTTTTACCCCTCAAGAAAACCAAAGATAAAAGCCGTGCAGTATCCCTATGGGGAAGAATATTGCGCCAGCCAACAAGAAGCCCCACATAGCTTGACCAAAGCAAGTGAAGATGTGTGTGAGCCATGCAATTAAGCAGGCTATTCCAAGTATGTTTCCCATATCACTCACCCAAAGTAAGTTCAGGTTGATCTGGATCGCGGTAATTCTCGACCTGTACGCCATCCTTCAGCGCATTGATCAGATCGTCCTGTGATGCCACGCGAACGGTGAAGAGGTGGTTTGCCACATGAGTCAGCGCCTGCTGGCGGACTGATGCTTTAACCAAGCGGACTTTGTTGTCGGGTGTGCCGACGATGTAAACACGCTGTTGAGTTGCCATGATGATTTCCTTAGAAAGCTAATTCAGTTTTTGCATACCAAAAATTCTTGAGTGCGTTGAACATGTACCACGCTCTCTCAAGCTCCTCTTGAGTCCATTCCTTGATGTGAACAAGGCCGGGCTTCGTTACCGACACGAACACGTTTGCGCACCTTGCGCGAGGCTTATCCAACCCCATGCGATATGCCACCAACTGCATCGGCAATTCGTCGTACATGAAAATCTTTGCTGGGTCTGTGAATTCCTTGGTCTTGAAGTCCAGCACGACACCTTCGCCGTCTGGGCAGTGCAAGTCAAGCTTGCCGCCGTATCCAAGCTCGCTGGCAAAGGCGGTCTCGGTTTTCCAGTTCTGAACGCCAAAGTGATTTCGTACGGCCTCATCCACACCCATTTGGTGCTCTGAATACTGGTGGTACATCACCCCTTCGTAAAACTTCTCCAGCGCCTCATGGATGGCTGTGCCGCGCTCTGCCGCCATCTTGGCCTGCTCCTTTGAATCGCGCTGAATACGCTCAATGAACCGATCCTCAGGCTCATCAGGGGCGCGTGGCAGGGTAAGAGCCGCCATCATCATTTGGTTCATCTTCCACGCCTCAAGGCCGGGCTTTGCCGCCACGGACATGATTGTGGTCACCGAGGGTACAAGACCCATCTTTCGTGCATCCCTGAGGGTTGTGGGGCGGTCTGTGCCGTCCTTTGCCTTGACCGTGTACATGGGCTTACCTGACTTGTCGTACCAGTGCTGTGACTCGCTGGCTCGTGCAATGATTGTGGTCATTTTTTTTCCTTGTAAGTATCCAGCGCAGACTGCAATTCGCGGATCATTGTGTTTTGCGCGGACATGACTTTGTTTTGGCTCTCGACCAATGAGCGCATTTTTTGCAATTTTTCGATGGTGTTAATCAGGCTGTCACCAAGTTTTACAACAAGCTCACCCAAGATTTTGTTTTCTGCTTCCAGTTCTTTCTTTTTCATGGTTTTCCTCAATAAAGACGTTTGATTGCTGGGGCGCAGGACACGTCAAAGACGACATCCGAAGAGAAGCCGTTGATGCGACGTTTGGTGGTCATGACAACCGCGCGAAGTCCGTTGGACTCACATTCGTTTACCGCCATGATGATTTCATTGCGACTCATCCCTTGGACGGTCTTGTCCAACAACAGAGTTTGGGTTCCGTTGGAGGAGACTGGATCACTCGCCATGGGGTTTGCCATGCTGGCATTCCAAGACGAACCTGCGGCGCACCCACTCAGCGCCAAAAGCAAAAGCAAAAATTTCATTTCTTCTCCCTGTTAAGTTTGACAACACGCTGTTTCCTCCCAGCGATGCCAGTGCGAAACTCGCCTGTAGCCACAAGAGCGCCCTTACGCAACAAAGGCGCAAAACGTGGCTGAATACTGTGAACCCGACGATGAGGCAACAAGCGCACCACGTCGTCGTAAATACACCCCTCTGGAAAGTGACCTACAGCCCAGCAAACCTCTTGTTCGATCTTGTTGGTGTCAAGGTACTTGTGCGCGGTATCGCTGGTTGTGGGGTCTGTATTTCGAGACAGCGGTTTGGAACCAGTAAACCAAGTCGTTTGAGGCTTTTTGGGTGGCTCAGCAAACATGTCCATGGTGTATGTGTCTTTCATGCAACAGCCCTCCACTCCCGCTCAGGGCGTTTTGAGTCTGATAGCACTGTTTTGCCAGTCAACTCCACCAACCCTTGACGCTGAAGGATTGGCAGGGCGCGTGAGCATTGATTCACATCCAAGCTGGTAATTCTGGATATGCCATCTTTGCCCAGCGCCCCGTGGTTGCGCAGGCACTTCAAGATTAAGTCGTGGTGCGCATCCATGGTCAGAACGGAATGTCGTCGTCCATGTCATCAAAGCCACCCTTAGAGGGGGCTTCAGCGTCCTTTTTGGGGGCCTTGGAGGACGATAAAGCCCTCCATTCAGGGGAAGCTTCGATCTTCGCCTTTAAGCCCTTGCTGAAGGTCTCAAACATTTCCATGTCAGGGTCAGCCAAGCGGAACATTTGCAGTTCGTTGATGGGCTTTGGAAGACCGTGTTGTTTGACGATTGAGGGGATCGGTGACACGCCAGCCACGTTTGCAAAGATTTTGTCGTCCTTGCCGGGCCGATGGATCACGTTCAGCATGCACCACTGACCCAACACCACAGAGATGTCAAAGCGATTGGCCTCGGCATCGGTGAAGGGCTTGCCACGCCAGCTTTGCAGGTCAAGGCGCAGGTTGGCCTTTTCGTTCAGGCTCAGGGTGTAGTTCTTGAAGATTGCCATGGGTTCACCCTTTTCAGTGACCAAGGGTTTGCCTTCGTTGTCTTCGCCGTGCAGTTCCCAGCCGAACATGACTTTGCGCAGGTGCTTGATCTGCCCAAGGTATTCGGTGGTTTGGGTTCCCAAATCGACAATGCGGTAGCACCGCGCAACGTGGGAGCCGGGCGGCACAGGGATAAAGTTTGAGGAGGACGAGCCACCCTCGACAATAAAATTACTCATTGATTGCTTTCTGTAAATGTTGAAGGTCTTGTGAAATTGACCAGAGTAGATACTCCAGTTGTGCGTCAGGATCGGCAAGCCAGTCCTGATACTCTTTGTCGGTCATGCTCTCCATACGAGCACGTCCAAAATGAGAACGACAACAGCCGCGACGAAGACAAGCTTCATGCACAGGTTGACATTGAATGGGGTTTTGTATTGCTCGACCGAGCAGGCGTAGTCGATTGACTCACGGGTGGGTTTCATAAAAGCTCCAGTAACACACCGAATTTGGTGTGCGTGGATTATGGCATAGTTTTTAACTTCAAGTAAAGATTTATTTAAGTTCAAGTTAAGTTATACTATGACGCAATGGAAACTATGACTCTCAAAGAATACTTCAAGACAGAGCCGATGGGCGCTGTAAACGAGATGGCTGAACACTTGGAGATCACTCCGACGTGGCTGTCTCTGTTGATTCATGGGCACAAAAGACCATCGCCAGAGTTGGCGGTCAAGATTGAAAAAGCAACACAAGGGTTGGTTCCGCGCAACATCTTGCGCCCCGATCTTTTTTCGTTGTAAGATGTTTTGAAACACGGCTAGGTGGGGAGTCATGAATCCACCGAAAAGCGTATCAACCCCCGCCTGCCGAGGTTTCTTTCAGGGGTGAATTTTTTGGGGTTCGACAATGCACTATTACCAATTCAACATTGGGGACTACAAGTCTCACACAAACCATCTGGACTTGCTGGAGGACATTGCCTACCGACGGCTACTTGACCTCTACTACCTTCACGAACGCCCGTTGAACGCCAGTGTGTCGGCTGTTGCACGACAGATCGGCATGCGTGACCATGAGGACAGGGTGAAATCAATTCTTGAGGAGTTTTTTCACAACTCTGAGGAGGGTTGGATCAACCCCCGCGCAGACCGCGAAATTAGTCATTTCCACAGCAAAAAGGAGCAGGCTTCAAGGGCTGGAAAGGCATCCGCTGAACGCAGGAGCAACGCCCGTTCAACGGACGTTCAACCAAACAATAAACAAGAAACAAGAAACAAGAAACAAGAAACAAAGAATACAGCGACTGCCGTCGCTCCGCCTGACGGCGTGTCATCAGAAGTTTGGTCAGAGTTTGTCAAGCAGAGAAAACTGAAGAAAGCCCAGATCACTGGACTTGTTCTGATGGGCATACAGCGTGAAGCCGAAAAGGCTGGGTACACGTTGGAGAGCGCCTTGCAGGAGGTTGTCTTGCGGGGGTGGACTTCATTCAAGGCCGAATGGGTTGCGGAAAAGCAGGTGGGCGGCATGCGCAAGGATGTCGTGTTCACCACCGTGCCGAGCAAGATGGAACGCGATCCAGCGTTGGTTAAGCTGGATGAAGACAGCAAAAAAGTAGCACCGCCAAATCCTGAGATATTGGCAAAGCTTCGCGCAATAAGGGGTAAGTGATGGAAAAGTCAGACGTAGACCCATTCAAATGCCAAGTCATGGGTTGCAACGCCCGCTGGACAGTCAATGCTGGCTGGAAAAAATGCTCAAAACATGCGTGGTCAGAGGAACCAGAAAACCCAATGCCGTTTACGAAGACAAGTTTCTTTGACAAGCCACCCGTAAAACCATTCACGGAGATTGATGATGACGAACCTTATTGAGTTGACCCATGAAGAAACAAAAGAAATCCTCGACGGGGCGCGTGATGGCTATCCCTACCCAGAGACTCTCATCCTCAAATGTCTCTATCTCACAGGAGACTGTCGAGCACATGAAGCAGTGCGAAGCAAGGGACTGGATCAGGCGCAGGAAGATCAAGATTGGCGAGGTAGGGTCAGAGCGCGCGCAATTATGGTGGGCGGGAGTAAAGGATGACATCAAAAAACGTCGTGGCGATTCAGGACTTGCCGACCTTGTTCGACGCATGGAGGCCGAACGCAACGCAACTAAGACTGCCGTTCCCGCCAAGCGAGTTGATGCCCAACAACAAGAACGGAAAGCACTGGGGCGCAACACACGCAGTGAAGAAGAAGTACAGAGAGGATTGTTTTTACCTGACTAAGCACATGGGTAAAGACTTCATTGATGATGGTGAAGCAATCAGGGTAACGCTGATCTACTTAATGCCTGACAAGCGTCAACGCGATGTTGACAATTTGTTGGCGGCGAGTAAGGCGGGACTTGATGGAGTAGCAGAGGCATTGGGTGTGAACGACAGCCAGTTTCAGCCGATCTCTGTCTACAGGTTTCCCGGCGAGAAGCCGGGGTTATTGATCGTTCAATTGGAGAAGTTATGAATAAAGAGCCAGCAAGATCGTTTTACACCCGTGGATCAATGATCCATTGCGGTTTGGAGAATATCTCTCGCAAACCAATGACAGAGCAAGAGTGGAGAACTCAAACCAAAAGCATTTCGATGGAGCGGTTTCACATGTATGTGATCAGCCCACTGAAAAAAGATGGATTCGTTGTCAATCGTGATGGCTTTTGGAGAGTCACCAACGAAGGCGAAAACAGGTTGAGCGAGCTTGGGGCCACCAGAACGCGCAAGACTCCAAAGCCCACAATGCCGCATCACACCATGAACACAACCTACGACGGTGCAGAATTAAAAACCAAACCCGCGCGTGAACATGCGGAAGATTTTTTGGGCTATCCAAGTCGCATCAATAATCGTTTGTTCTATCGCAATGGAAACGTAGAGGTGATGGCATGACCAGAATGACAGACCCCAACGAGGCGATTGATTACATCATCTCCAAGTCAAAAGAATATGCGCAGGCCAGAGCAAATCGCATCTACATGGAAGAGCTTCGCAAGACTATCAAGGCTGAGCTTTGCAAGACAGCTTTGCACCATGGGTTTGATGCTGTCAACGCGCAGGAGCGGGAAGCCTACAGCGACCCCAACTACAAAGCCCACCTGCTGGCTATCAAACAGGCCGTGGAGGCCGAAGAACAGCTTCGGTGGATGCTGATAGCCGCTCAGGCCAGAATCGACGTGTGGCGGTCTATAGAGGCTTCCAACAGGGTTCAGGACAAGGTGACCATGTGACCGAGAAAGAATGGATGAATGCCGTGGCTGAGCTTGGGTGCGGCATGTGCAGGCGTATGGGGTACGGCGAGACCCCTGCGCAACTGCATCATCCGCGCGAGGGTGTGGGGATGGCGCAACGCCAAAGCAATTGGCTGGTCATCCCCCTTTGCCCTGCCCACCACACGGGTTCCAAGGGCTGGCACGGGACGAGGGACGACTTCAAGCGCCACAGTACAGACGAGCTTGACATCCTTGCCGACACTCTGGAATTGCTAATAACCCACAAAAGTTGAAGGTCATTATTTAGGGGGCTTGCATGTCTTCTTAATTTTCAGTTAAGATTCGTTCACTGCAATTCGCAGGGTAACTGAAAGACATTGAAATGAACAACGACCTCTCCTTCTCTCCTGTAGACACACTTGGCAACCTGTTGGCTCAAATTGCTGACCTTGAGGCACAAGCCGAGAAGATCAAAGACCAACTCAAAAACGACGGCAAGACCGTCGAAGGCGTGATGTACAAGGCTACATACGTTGAAGCAAACCGCTCTTCTACAAACTGGGTTGCAATGTTTGCCGCTAAGACTGGCGTTCAGATTGGCGCAAAAGACACTGCCGCACAGGCTTGGTCAAAGATTGCGGTTAAGTTTGGCTTTGAAGCTGAAAAAGAATTGCCCCAAGCAATTGCTGACAATACAACCACAACCGCCGTTTTTTCCATCAAGGTCACCGCACGTTAATCAACGGGGCTTCGGCCCCTACTGGAGAACACCATGCAAAAAATTAACAAGTGGACAAAATGTTTTGTGGTTCAGGTGCAAGAGAACGGCAACTGGAAAACCATGACTCAGCCCATCACCGAATTGCAGGCCACCCGCCTGATGCTCCAAGAGCGCATCCTGCGTCGTTTCTACGACCGCAATGAGGCTCGTGTTGTTCAACAGTCCGCATAAGGAGTCACCATGACATACGGTCAATTGCGCGAAACCTGCATCAACAAATTCAAGGCATACGATGCCAGCATGTGTGCCCATGCCTTGAAAGACTGTCATGCCACTCTGGCATTGCACCGTGACCTACCCACAGACGATCCGTACTACGTCAAGCTGTGGGCCGAAATCGACGCTCTGCGCGAGCGCCAACTGAAACTCAAACCCTTCACCGTTTAACCCGTCACTTCAAGGAACCATCATGTACCGTTTTGCTTCTTCTTCCAAACAAACCGCCTTCCGTTCACAAACCGAGTTGTCCAACGACACCATCGCTCGTTACGCGCCCAGCGTGTTGGCTGAATCAGCCCACAGTAGCCGTGGCGAACGCTACACCTTCATTCCCACCATCAAGGTCATTGATGCCCTGCGCGTGGAGGGTTTCCAGCCCTTTGAGGTGCGCCAAACCAAGGTGCGCGACCTCGACAAGCGCGACCACACCAAGCACATGGTTCGCCTGCGCCATGTCACCAGCATCAACGGCGACGAAGTCCCTGAGATTGTTTTGGTCAACAGCCATGACGGCTCGTCCAGCTACCAACTGCTGGCAGGCGTGTTCCGCTTTGTTTGCTCCAACGGTTTAATCGCTGGCGACATCTTCAGCGACGTGCGTGTCCGCCACCATGGTGACGTGGTGCATGACGTAATTGAGGGCTCGTTCAAGGTGCTAGAGAACACCAACGCTATCGTTGACCGCATTGAGACTTACAAGGCCATCACGCTGGCTCCGCAAGAGGCTGAGGTGTTTGCCAATGCCGCCATGCACCTGCGTTGGGAAGAGGGTAAGGCTCCCGTGAACGCTGAGGGTTTGCTGACCGCCAACCGCCATCAGGACGTAAAGCCTGACCTGTGGACGACCTTCAACCGTGTGCAGGAGAACATGCTCAAGGGCGGTGTCCATGGTCGCACCGCGCGTGGTCGTCGCATGACTACCCGTGGCGTGGCAGGCGTGAACGAGAACGTCAAACTGAACCGCGCACTGTGGACGCTGGCTGACGGCTTTGCCAAGCTGAAGTCCAACGTGATCGACATCGAAGAGTTGGCAGTTGCATAAAAGATACGGTGTAGGGTAACTCCCTACTCCTATTCTTAATTTTGTGTTAAGATTCCAATCACTGCAACAAGCAGGGTAACTGAAAGGTCAATCATGGATACATTTAACGCAACAGGCTTCGACGACATGGCAGACGATTTGGACGCGATCTACGCATCCAGCTTCGTTGCCGCCGCCACCAAAGAGGTTGTGTACTTTGAGCAGGACTGCCCCAAGTGCAAGGGCACTGGTCGCGTCACTTTTGGTTATGTCAACATTCGTTCTGGCGAATGCTTTGCCTGCAAGGGTAAGGGCAAGTTTTCCTTCAAGACTTCACCAGCCACACGCGCCAAGGCCAAGCAGTCTGCACAGCGCCGTGCTACCGCCAAGGCTGATGCACAAGCCGCCAAGGTTGCTGACTGGAAAGCCGCAAACCCTGCCGAAACTGCATGGATGGAATCCAGCGCCCCTCGTTTTGAGTTTGCTCAATCCATGTTGGATGCCCTCAACAAGTTCGGTCACCTGACTGAAAAGCAGATGGCAACCGTTCAGCGCCTGACTGTGCAAAGCGCCGAGCGCCAAGCCCAGTACCAAGCTGAGCGCCAAGCCAAGGCAGAAACCGCCCCAGAAGTCTCTGTAGAGGCCATCGAGGTGGCTTTCCAGACCGCCAAGGGTGCGGGCATCAAGTTCCCCAAATTGCGCCTTGAAGACTTTGTTTTCAGCCCTGCTGGCGAGAAGAGTGCCAACGCTGGTGCGGTGTACATCAAAACCAAGGGTGACGGCGTGTATCTGGGTAAGGTCATGGGCGGCAAACTGTTTACTTCACGCGACTGCACTGCGGAAACAAAAGACCGTATCGTGGCGGTTGCCAGCGATCCTAAGCAAGCCGCCATTGCCTATGGCAAGCATTTCGGTTGCTGTGCAGTGTGCGGACGTGAGTTGACTGATGCAGATAGCATTGCTCGCGGTATTGGCCCCATCTGCTCAGATAAATACGGTTGGTAAGTTTGAGGGGCAGGCTAACCACCTGCCTCTTAATTTTGTGTTAAGATTCATCTACTGCATTCAGCAGGGTAACTGAGGAAAATCATGTCAAACAAAGAATGGAAAGAAGGTTTTGAGGCAGGCATCAGCTTTGCCTTGACCATGGTCAACGAGCAGTGCGATGCGGAATTCAAGTCGCTGGCTGATGTGGTTGCTGGAATTCGGACAATGAAAGATGCCCAGAAGGCCAAGAAATCCACTTGGGTTCCTTTGCATGCTGAGCCACCAGAGTGGGATGTTGGAGGACACATCAATGACTGACCAAACCGACGATCTGGAATTTGCCATCAAGTGCCACGAGGGTAAGCACACCATTCGCGTCAGCCCCACCGATGGCGGTGTGTGGCTTAGCCTGTTCATGTCAGGGTGCAATGCCTACACCACACTGGACAAGGATCAGGCCAAGCAATTGCTTGATGCATTAACAACAATCATGGAGGCCGAGAATGCTTGAAACTATTTTTCTTTTGGTTTTGGGTGCGGCAATCGGCATTGGTGGCCTGTGGGTGATACTGATGGTTTTGTTGGAGCTTCAAAACAATGATAGAAAAGATCAAGACCTATGACGGACGACTCAGGAACGTTAAGTACGGTGAAACCCAAGTCCGCACGGGTTGGGCTTGGCGTTGCACCAACTGCGAAGAAATCTTCACCAAAGAGCCAGCAGACCACAAATGCGGCCCAGCAAGACCCGCAGGAGATGAAAAGGTACATTGACCTTGCCAATGCTCGTTTAAGCGCCTACAGCACCCAAATAGAGCGCCTGAAGGCAGAGAATCTGAACCTCAAACGAACCGTGCGCCACATGGAGCGCCGAATCCTGCGGAGTGAACACAAAGATGACTAACTTCAATCGACCGATCGACGAAGACGAGGAGTTCAACATTGTTGAACGCATCAGCAAGATCAGGCAAGAAACCATCAGGAAGCAAATGGAACCCACAAAGACTCAACAGCAGTTCTATGACGAATTGCGCAACGGTGTGATCGAAGAGGTGGCGCTGGCGATGCAACGCATGCAGGGGTTTGGGCAGGACACATTGGACTCGATAACGATCTACATCAGGGAGATGAAGAAATGAACAACCCACCAGCATTTCCAGATGGACTAGGCAATAGAGGCATGACATTGCGTGATTACTTTGCGGCACGGGGCTTAGAAGCTCTTATGCACAAAGTCACTTCTGAATTGGAAAGCAAGCACTATTCAATTGAAAAAGCACAAAAAATTCAGGATGTTTATGCCTCAATGTGCTACTCAATGGCAGACGCAATGTTGAAAGCGAGGGAAGCATGAAGTTCAGAAAAAAGCCTGTGGAGATCGAAGCTACTCAGTGGTTCAAGATGGGTGACCATCCCGCCGTAGAACAAGCACTTACATTCAAGATGGAAGACTGTATTGATAAAGGATTTATTCATACGTTAGAAGGCGGTCACATTGTCACCCCCGGCGACTGGATCATCACAGGCATAAAGGGTGAACACTACCCATGCAAGCCTGACATCTTTGAAATGACATACGAGCCAGTTGAAACAACACAAGAACATAGGACTACCCATGACTGAGAAAAAAGAGATGAGCCAACTGGCCCGACAACTGTTGGGAGGTTCAGGCGCGGTGACATTCTTCACCCAAGCTGAATTTGATGATGCTATGGCAATTGCTAAGGCGGAAATCATGACGGTGGCGATTGAGACCACCAAGCGAGCCATCTTCATTGAGCGTGAGGCTTGCGCAGAGGTGGTCAGGAACCTCTCAACCGAAGAAGATGAGGGTGAGGTAGCCACAGCCCTTAAAAACGCCTCAGAGGCGATTCTGAACCGAATTCCAAGCCAAAGGCAGTGACATGAATTTCAGGGCATCAACAGTCAAGTACATCAAGGATGTAATCAGGGCAAGGACTATCCATGAGGTCATTGCATATGAACTGCGAGAGGCGCACCTGCGCAAGTTGGAAGCTGAGACTGCGGCTGAGTATGCGGAAGCGGCTATCCAGTACAACGACAAACGCATCAAGCGCCTTGAGGCGCGGCTGACGCAACACACCGAAGAGGGTGACTACACATGACACAAGAAGAAACAATTGAATTTGAACGACTTAAAACTGCAAGAGATTCTTTACTGTTGACGGTTGCTGATTTGCGTGGACAGATAGAAACCATTGCCGCTAAAGAACGTGAAGCCTGTGCCTTAATTGCTGAACAAAAAATAGGCAAAACATGGGCGGCTCCAAACTCGCCTAAAGAATGGTGGGAAATAGCCTGTAAAAACATTGCTGAATCCATCAGAGCCAGAGGTGAAGCATGATTGACCGCCTGATCCTGAGCGCCGTGCTGGGAGCCGTCGGTTGGAATGGCCTGTACCCTGAGCCGCCAAAGCCGCTGACCGCTGAACAACTGATCAAAAAGGGGCGGGAGCAGTCAATCAGCAACGTTTGCGCCAAGAAAAAAAAGACCCCCAAGGTCAGGGAATTGTGTGCCAAATGGGAGAAACACCAGTAAAATGGAGGCATGAACGCATTCGATTACTCTGGCCCCAGCAAGATCACCAAAGAATTGGCATTCAGCCATCGAGTCAGCAAGAGCGCGACAAAGAGCGTGGAAGACCATCGAAACGCTGGAGTTGACCTCGGCACGATATACGGGATCAGTCGTTCTGGCGACGAGAGTGTGAATAGGTACAACATGATCAGAGAGCGTCAAAACGCAAGAACTAAACTTCAAGTTAAACTCCAGTCCAATGACACACATGGAGAACACTGTGGCGACAAGAAAACCCAAGGCCGAAAAGCAACCCGAACCTAATAAAACAGAAGTAGTAGTCGCGCCGCCGAAACCAAAGATCGGTAGACCGACAGTATTCAACCAAGCCCTTGCTACCCTTATCTGTGTACGCATAGCAGAAGGGAAGAGTCTGAGGGAGATACTGAAGGAGGAGGGAATGCCTGCGCAGTCTTCGGTTTATGAGTGGTTGATTGCCCACCCCAGCTTTGCGGAGATGTACACACGCGCCCGTGAAGACCAAGCTGACACACTGGCTGACGAGATCATTGCCATTGCTGACGAACAGCCTGAGATCATTGCGGTGACCGACAAAAAGACTGGGGCGCTGATTGAGCACAAG